ACCAGCCTACGAATTCTATACGTACTCTTTCGCCCTAAAGCCTGAGGTGTACTATCCCACGGGTCAGGTAAATATGAGTCGCATCAGGCATCAAAAACTTAACATAGAACTCGATGAGACGGACGCACTTAACGATATTCACGTGAGTGTGTACGCTGTGAATTATAACGTGTTACACGTGGAGAGTGGATTAGCCGGTTTAAAATTTTAGGCTGTTAATACTAGTAATGGCTGGACGTGTTCAGCTCGCCACGAGGGGTACACAGGATGTATTCTTCACGGATAACCCCGAGTATACATACTTTATAAAAAACTTCAAGAAGCACACAAACTTTGCCAGGTATACGGTAGACCATGATGTCACAGGAGAGGTGGAGTTTGGACAGACTCTCCGATGTACCATACCCCAGAACGTCGGTGATCTTCTCAAGACGGTGAGGTTGCACATGAAGTTGGGTTCCATAGATCAATCGATTAATACCAATGTCGAACGGGGGTATGTAGAGTCCATAGGTCATGCCATCATAAACCATGTCGATATACTCATAGGGGGTAAGCTTATACAAAGGGTTACCAGTGACTTTTTACAGATACATTCAGAACATTATGTTACACAGACGAAACAGGTGAATCTATCAAAGCTCATAGGTAAACCACCTACAGAGTTATCAGGTACACCCGTGAATAGCTTTGATATTCTACCGTATTTAGGAAAAGCCACGAGCAGTCAAACGTATATAGTCGATGTACCTTTTTATTTTTACAACAACCCAGAACTGGCTGTACCCCTGTGTGCACTCACTACCCAGGAAATAGAGATCGTCATACAACTAAACACGATAGATAAGTGTATATACTATACGTATAAACAGGGAGTCTACGAAATTATATGGAAAAGGGGGTTGTTTGTATCTGATCAAGCTGGACTCATCGAGAATTTCCAAGTTCAGACGGAACTCATCGCTCTCGATGAACCTGAACGAGTCAAGTTTCAGGAGGTACCTATAGATTTCATCATCACTCAGGTACAGTGTGATATTTCCACGATTTCACCGGGTACGAGGCATAGACACAAGTTGGAATTTGTCAACCCCGTGAAAGAGTTGTACTTTATTATACAGCGACAGGGTACCGGTGTATCTCAATTCGACTACGATCACGACAGTTCTGTGTCTAATTCTGTATACACAAATTACGAAAACCTCAAGAATCTCCAATTAAACCTTGACGCTGAAACGGTCCTCGATGAAAAGACAGGAAACGTGATTCATCTCAGGGCGGTGCAGAGCGGTATTCATCATTCACGGACCCAACTCTTCAGGCGTTTCTATTCGTACAGCTTCGCCCTCGAACCCGAACGATGGTACCCCACGGGGCAGCGAAACTTCAGCTTGATCAAAGAGCAACACGTGGATCTCGCTCTCAACGACTTCTCTGGTACGAGGGAACTCAGGGTTTATGCGCTCAGTTATAACATATTGAGAATCGAAAATGGAACAGCTCGACTTATCTTCCAGTCTGGCCCAATCGATAACTCTCCCGGTGTTAATATTCGTTCTGGTTCCCCCTCTAACCCAAACTATGATGATATACCACCTGATGTTGAGGAAATGTAGTATAGAGATTATACACGTAGTTATAATAAATGGATACTTCCAGACTGGCCCAATCGGCAATTGAAATCGTCACACCAGTGTTTGAGAATGCCATGGTGCTCTCGGGGCACTACGCGAAAGCCTGTGGGCGCGACATCGTGTTGGCCAAGGATGTAGAGTACTGCATGAAGTACTGCGCCATGCATACCGTGGGGGATCACATAGGTTCACAGTTTCCAGAAGTGTACGACAGTGAAGATTCTGACCTCGAGATTGAGGAAGAAGAGGATGAGGAACCCTTCGAACCCTACACGGGATCCAACGTGACCATGCGCGCCATCACCGACGCATACGACGCGTGGGAAACCTGGGAGCCCACGAATCCGTCAGAACGGTTATTAAAAAATGCTATCGATAGTAATGAACACTTGTCCGGAGGGATGGACTGATGTGGAGTACAAGAAGTTTAAACCGGGTGACGACACGTCGGAGTCTGAATCAGATTCAGAAGAACCTGTCGTCATCAGGGGGTACAAAAAAGAAAAATATAAAAAGATTGTCACAGTGGAAGAACTTTTGCCAGAATAAAAATATATTCTTACAATAAATGTCTGCCGCCCAAGTTGCCAATGAACTCGAAGCTCAGTCTCTCAACGCCATCGTCGCGGGGTTCTCCTTCGCCGCAGCTCTGTCCTGGATGGATCTCGTTCGCTGGATGACTCACCAGGTCGTGAAGGTCCAGAAGAACAGTGGCGTGAACTACGCCATCACCGCGCTCATCACGACCATGTTGTCCATCATCGTGTACATGATCCTCTCCCGTGCCTCCAAGCGCGTGGTCAAGCCCACGGCTCCCATCTACGCCGTGTCCCGCTAAGCTCTTTTACGAGGTCTGGTGAACAGTATGAATACCAGACCAGTCATCACTATCAAAAATATATACACGAGTCCATTCCACCTCTTCGGATTCTCCAAATCGGGAATGCGCACAGGTGGGGGTAATGAAAAGTCCTTCGTGACCCTGGGGACAGTCTGGGGTTTACCAGTAGAACACTCTATGGCGAGTTTCAGGACGTGGTTGGCGTGTCTGAAGTCGTAGGGTATCAGGCGATTATTACTGCTGTAGAAGAATTGGACCCTCAGGCTCTGAATACTCTTCTGAGGTCCCGAATCAAAGTTGTGTACCACCGCATCGTCAGCCCCTGAATAATTCACGACGTCCCCACACATGAGAATGCGCCCGGTGTAAAAGGGTGTATCCGAGAAGACCGTCTTGTTAAACTCTTCTGATCCACTGCTCAACCTCACCACCAGCGCGTCGGGTCCCTGTAGATTGATACTTCCAGTGGTGAGTGTCGTACCATCCGACGAGACGTTACTCGCGGGAAGCCCCAGGATGTCATGGGGTGTCGTGTATTCACTTGGTGTAGAGTACCCGTTGATGCCCCCATAAAAGTCAAACGAAAATGGATAGTCACCCGTGAGTGTGATGCTGTTTATGTTTGAATCGTACACGGCAGACGTGATGTTTGAACTCTGAGACACGAGTTCAGCGGCGAGGGTCTTCCCGTCGTAATTGTTATTGGACAGAGACACGGTGGTGCCACTCACGGAGAAGGTGTTGTTTCTCTCGTTAATCAACAACTGACTGGCATGAATACGAGCCGATATGAGTGAAATCTTTGTCACGTCATAGATGGGGTTCTTCAATTCGATCACGTAGTCGTTAGGGTTTGGATACAACACGGGGTTTCGCTCACCACTGTCTATATCGAACGTGTATACGCTCATTAAAATATATGGATAATATTTTAATGGGTGGTGTTACTCACTCTATAATAAATTAATACAATTGCTGCGCGACGGGGTTGTTCTGCATCTGTCTCTTGGCGACGCCGAGACTCTCACTGGTGGCGTAGGGATTCGCGTTGCCCTTGTAGGCATTCTGCTGATGGAAAGAATCGTTGGTGTACTGCTGAGTCCAAGCGCCGTTGACGGTTCCCACGCGACCATCCACTCTCGTGGTGTCCACCCTCGCTGCGGTGGGCATGCCGCCCTGGTTGAGAGCACCCGCCCGCACGTTCATTCGACCAGCGTTACCCTTGCGGTTAGGCTTTCCACGGCGATCGTCTGGCCTGAAGCCGTACGCCATGAGTTCCTCGGCCGTGTGAGGGGTACCGTAGGTGCGCTTCTCACCGATTTTGGTGGCTGGAGCGTTCACGTACCCGTGGGCGAAGGAGTTGATGTTGGGCGCCGGTTGATTGTTGTACGCGTACTGCTCGATGTTACCATCCTTCTTATTCCTGGTGGGGTCCTGCGCGAGAGTCATGCCGGACACCACGCGCTTGGCGCCAGAGAAACCCAGACCATCATCACGCTGACCAGTCACGGAGCGGTTGGTGAGTCTCTTGGTATTCTCGTGTTCACCGCGGGGGACCACACCGGTCATCCCCTGCGCCCTACCGAAACTCTCCGGTCGCCTCGTGGGAAGGAAAGCGGTCTTTTCGGGTCTATTATGCGCGACTTCGCCGACTATGCCACGGCGTCCACCGTTAATATCCATCGCGGGACCACTCCTACCCGGAAGCGTCGTAAGGCGATAGGCGCCAACGTTTTCAGGGTTGACACGAAAAAGCTGCTGGTATCCACCGAACGCTGGGGTATTCGCACCCACACCGAGACCCGGACCGACCAATTGCTTCTCCACTGGTGAAAGATTATTCATCCTACCAGCGTCGTACATGCGATTGCGCATGCTCAATATCTCACTCCCGTTAGAGCGACTCTGGGGCGCCACGACACCGAAGTTGGCCACCTCCATCTTCTTATCGGGCATTCGGAGCATGGACTCGTCTATGGGCACAGAGGGTGGATCCACCGGCACGGTCTCCGCCTGTTTTGACACTTCCGTGTACGTTTCCTCCTTTTTGGGTTCACTCAATATTTTTCCTAAATATGCGAGGCCTGCTATAGCGACAATCTCCGCCATTCTTATCTGTTGTTAATATTTTTTATCTGAGGTATCGCTGCTGAAACTGAGCATTCTGAAGCTCAGCGCGGGTGCTCGCGGGTTCGTAAGACAGGGTTCGTGGGGGAAGCTTACAGGCTACGTCTTGAAGCGGGAAGAAATTCTTCTCGTACGTCTTGGTGACAATCTTGTTAAACTGACTCGTAGACTGAGGCCTGAGCTGATCACTGGTCTCGATGAACTGCGCTGGAGCACCCTTGCCCGCCATGAAAGGTGCTGTACCGTAGAGCATCGTGTTGGGGCGACTAGACCCGTAGTTGAGCGTGCTGGGCTTGGGGTACACGAAAACCTCTTCGGTGGCACACACGGGAGGGTGCGCCGGGTTCTGAACTATTTTCATGCCTGGTTGAAGCTGATACGCCATTTACTATTGACTAAGAAATTATGTAGAGACATGACCAGCCCTTAATCCAGAACCTCTCGTCATACCACTTCTCTTGTCGCCGTCAGAGTCCAGACCGGCGAACGCCTCCAACTGCGCGCCACGGGCGTTGGGGTCGCACATCCGAGGGTCGGTTCGGCACGTGGGGGCATCCTTCGCACCGTAGAGCCACTCGGCGAATGCCGTCTGATCCCCTGGAATGCCAGTCACGGGCATGGAGACAAACTGCCTAGAGTACCCGTTGCGCTGATGCTCGGGGAGAGGGGAACGAGATCGAGTGGGGCCGTACGGAATGCGATCGGCCAACATCTTGTTCACCTTGTCATCCACCGAAGCGTAGTCACACGCGCTGGGGCGATCGGGTCTGTCCACGTATTCATTCATGAGCACGTTACCCATGGGATTATCGTAGGTGGGGAGCGTACACGGCGAATTCTTTTCGGTGTGCCTCTCCTCCATCGTGACTGGCCTGACGTTTTCACTCTTCACCATGTGAGACTTTTCCATAACATAAAGAACACCTATGGCGGTTGCGCCGAGAACAAACACTCTGATGTCACGTCTGATTAAATAAAGAATACACGTGGCATACACGATAAACCTAGCGGTAGCATTCACACGCTCTTCCGCTGACTGTTCATTCGTGGGCCAGAAATGCGTCACCTTATCGGCGCGTACCAATTGTTTTGGATCCTCAAATAACGATACCATTTATATTAATAGAGTTTATTTTTTCATCATACCACCAAGCATACCCTGCATGGACTTCATGAGTTGCGCCTCGTCGATACCTTCACCGTCGTTTTGCATCTTGTCGGCACACTGTTTCGCGACATTCTCAATCATCGAGAGCGTCTCTGGAGGGATGGACCTGATGGTGGTACCAAGCATGTACAGCGTTTGGATGTACTGCCAGATGGCCGCCTTGGTATTCTCAGACGCCTTGGGCCAACACTCCTTGATGTTCAGAGCCTTGATAAACTCGAGCTCCGTGGAATCCTCGAGAAACAAAGACTCATCACGGGCGCTGATCTTATCCACGTGTGGTGTCACGTTATCCATGAACTTGTTGACAATCTTCTTAGGATTCGTGTCGCGAATCAGCTCGAACGCGGTGATGTACTTCTTGAGTCCCTTCTCTTCTGGAAAAGTCTTGTGCAGTTCCATAAGAAATTGACCCATCATATCGTTGAAGGCGGTGACGGAGGACATTTTATCTATTCTATGGGGTTAATCTTTAAGTCATGCAAAAGGTGCGGTCGAAATTGGCTCAACACGGCCTATACCATTGGAAACTATGAAATACACTAATATAGCGACGAGAGCTGCGGGTTTTGCATAAGCACTCGTCGTGGGGGTACCCTCGTTATTTAACCGAGCCTTGCCGTGAATGTAGAGAGCGGTGATGACACCGGCAGCCGCAGCCGCCCACGTTGGATCTCTGAGCTGTTCCATGTGTTATAATACTCGAAGGTTTTTTTAACGTCGGGTTTCAGCTGCATCGGGAAACAAGTCTTCTTCTTCTTCCTCCTCTGGTTCGGGAGCCACCGGCTCTGGCTCTGGCTCTGGCTCTGACTCTGGCTCACGTGGTTCTTTGGATGTGTTGATGGTTCTGAACTCACCTTCGAATGGCGCCGGCGCCGGCTCAGGCTCCGGTGCTGGCTCCTCCACGGGTCCCGGGAAAGCCTCCTCCTCAGCCGCCGGTGGTTCCTCGTATTCCTCCACGTTATCCTCTGTGAGATCAGCCTCCTGGGGCTCGATGAGTTCATTCTCCTGAACGGTCATGTACGTCTGTAGAATGTCCTGGACAGGAATGAGTTCCTTCACCGTAGTCTCCACACATTTACTGAACCTGTCGTAGAGCTTATCGTTTCGATCGTGCTCCGTCTGATTTTCCGTGAACACGTATGGGTTGGTGTACAGATCCCTGGCTGCGTTCTTGTAACACGAATGAATAAACACTTCGTTCGTGGGAAGTTTTACGGAGAGTTTCTTACTGTCCTTACTCAGTCTGACTGCCGATAGAATCTTCACGGAACTGACAAACACCGCAGCCACCAGATCCTTGAACCACGCGCACCTGTTGGCTATGTTATCCGTGTGCTGCTTCGCCATGGTCTCGCTCCACTGTGGCACATCCTTGAGCAGATTCTGAAACATGATGAGCACCTTTCTCCCCTTGGAGAGTTTATACGCCTCTTGGTACATCTCGTCGAACACGTCGATCATCACGGGGCACATGAGAATAGAGAGTTGTTCCAGGTATTCGCGCTTGGCCTCGACCAAAATGTTGAGGTTATCCATTTATGATAGACCGCACTTTTTTTCTCAACCTTTTCCCGCGTGTCCCCTGTACCTGTTCGCAGCTTTCTTGAGATTGACCAGGGTGGGAAAGTCGTCGAGTACAGGTTCTTCATTTTTCTTTTCACCCTGAACCTTTTTCACTTTCCACGTGATGTGAAGTTCGTGATCTCCGGTGACCGACACATCGAACCCTCCGCGTTCTAACTGTCTCTTTATGTAAGATGTAGCCTTGAACCTATCGAACATCGGATACCCTATGAGAAACGATGGAACCTGAAACACGGCGTACTTTGCACCAAAGTCTACCGACTGTCTGATCTTCCTGGAAGCCTGTTCATATAATTTGATGTACGTTTCTTTTTTCAGTCGATTCTTCTTTTCAGTCAGTCGTGAGATTTCATCTACACTTATCATTATCATGTACTTTTACTTATTTTTTATCAATTCCAACTCACTCTCCCTGAAGCGCTCGTATTCCGTGAATTCGTGACCCTCTACGTCACTCGTGAAGGGGCTCTGGTCGGTGGGGGGTTTGACGTCAATGGGCTGTGTCCGAGCGCTCATGACCTGCACGGTACCGTCTGGATTCACGTTAATGTCCACGGTGACTGCGAAACCAAAGGTGAAACCGTGCTGTTTCATAAGCATGAACATGCAACGGTACAACTCCTTCTTATTCTCCTTGTGCACGTACTTCTTGAGTGAGGTTGTCTCTATCACGTAGGTACACAGTCCAGTCTTATCGGCCACGTATCTGTTGGTGGCCATAACCAACTTCTCCACGAGATCATTATCCACACGCACATCCGTGGATTCGACGTATTCAGTCGTGTCGAAGGAAGGATCGTCGATGACTATCTGCTTCACCGGGTACCCCTCCCTCTTGCTGGACATCAGTAGTAACATGAGCACTATGAGAATCAAAAGGATGGTAATCATATTACTATACTTTACAAAAAAACTGTGCGATAATTGTATATTTTTTTTGAAAATCTAAAACAAAGATGTCACTCCTGATCTTTAGTCCCAAATGTTCTCACAGCGTGGACATAGTCAATTACATCAACAGACACACCCAACTCAAACAGATTGTTCAGTTTCACAACGTCAACACGATGGGTATACCCCCTCAGTACAGAACGAAAATCACGAGGGTACCCACCATGCTCACGAAGAATGGAAAGGTGCTCGTGGGCAAGGAGATCCAGAATTGGCTGGAGTCCCTTCTCCCTGTGCAGGAACTCGAGACGTGTGGGTTTGGAAATTGTGAGATGACCACCCTGGACGGTGAGGGAAGTGCGGTGATGTTCGGTCTCGATGAATACGGGAGATCCCTCCAGCCCGCGATGACTCCGGAGCTAGAGGCGAAAATAAGTCGCAGCGTCACAGAAGCTTACGGTGATATAAAGAATTAAGTACACATTCAACGAGAATGCGTCTCGTCACCGTCCAAGCCGCAGCCATAAAAGCAACCTTCGAAGTGCTCAAGGATATACTCAACGATGTGAACATATACTTCAAACCAGATGGAGTGTACCTGGTGACACTCGACACGGCGCGAACGTCACTCATAGACATGCACCTCCCGGCTGAAAACTTCGAGGAGTATTCGTGTGATCAGGAGGTGGACACGGGTGTGAACGTCACCAACATGTACAAGCTCCTGAAGACCATCACCAGTAACGACGTGTTGATCATATCCATAGACTGCAAGGAGTACATGAACATCGAGATTCACAGCGAACAGAAAAAAACATGCACCAAGTTTGCACTCAAGCTCTTGGACATAAACGAAAATCAGATCGAGGTACCCGAGATGAACATGACGATGAACACACCCGTCCCCTCGGTAGACTTTCAGCGCATCTGCAGGGACATGGCAAACATAGGAGAAGACATAGAGATCACGCGGTCAGGAAAAACGCTACGATTCGTGTGCCAGGGTGATTTCGCCAATCAGGACACGGAGATCCAATGTACGGACGAGAGCCCCTCTATGTCAGGAGTCTATTCTCTTCGGTACATGAACATTTTTACAAAGGCTACGAGCATGTGTGCGACGGTTCAAATCATGCAGGAAGAACAAAACAGGTTTCTCATACTCAAATACAACGTGGCTAATCTAGGAGACTTGAAATTCTACTTGGCGACTAAGGTATCCGAAGATCAGTGATGTACCCATCCGTCGTGCTGACCATCTTCTTCACACCCAGGATATTTTTCAAGAGTATCTTCGGTAAGGACTCCTTGAGCGTCTCCTCGTCGTAATACAGCATGTCAGAAATTTTCACCTTCTCACACTCGTGGGGGCCCGTGTACCGCTTGACCTTCGCGAGTACATCCTTCACAGGGTGTCCATCCTTATTCAGTAATTGTGCACTCACCAGTGGGATGGAGAAGCGCATGCCCTTTTCAGTATGAGGGGGCCAGGTGTATTCCCTGTCGTACGTGAGGTATTTATACACGTGATTGTTGTACCAGTACTTTACCCTGATCAACAATTTCGTGACGACATCGGGAGGTTCCGGTACACGTTCATTTTCATTCAACACTACAGCGTATGTTTCTGTCTCATCGTCCCACTCCCCCGATTGATCTTCCCAAAAAGTATTAGACGTCACATAGTCTTTACCGTTCTCGACCCAATATTCAAGCTCTCTGGATATGATTTTGTAATCCGGTTTTTTAAGTAACGTTTTAATAAAACACATTATGTTAATTAAAAATTTGTGGATAAGATTCATTAGCTATCATGGAAGGTAATTTTTTAAGCAGGTATAATAATAGAATTCAAGAATGGATGGATAAAATAGATGATGACCCCGAAAACAAATCGACGTACGAATCCGAAATGTCCGAATACATCATGCAGTGTATGCCTTACATGAAACAATACACGGCCGACATGGAAGGTGAGGTCACCACAGATAACGTCTTTAATTGTAAGGAGACCGTGGGACTTCAAAGAAAGGATATATTCGTGGATTATCTCATAGACGTCGAGAAAAAGAACATCGATAGACCCGTCACGAAGAAGATAGACGTGTGCCCCACCTGCCCAGATAGTAACATTTTTCAGTTTAACGACACGAGCGAACTGGTGTGTGACAACTGTGGTATGGTGATAGACGTGCTCATAAGCGAAGAACTCACCTACAAGGAGGAACAGGAAACATCGGGGAAGGTGATCAATTACTCGTACAAAAGAGACAATCACTTCAACGAATGGCTCTCACAGTTTCAGGCGCAGGAGATGACCACCATACCACCCGATGTCATCGAAAAATTACGAAGTGAATTCAAAAAGACAAAGATAAAGAGTGTCACTGAGATTACACACGCGAAAGTCAGGGGTTTCTTGAAAAAACTCAAACTCAACAAGTACTACGAGCACGTCCCCTACATCACGAACATACTGAGCGGCATCCGGGCACCGAACATGCCACAGGCTCTCGAAGAGCGACTGAGACTCATGTTCAAGGACATACAAAAACCATTCGATAAAAACTGTCCCACGGAGCGTAAAAACTTTTTGAGCTACTCTTACGTGCTTTATAAATTTTGTGAACTCCTCAGCGAAGATTCGTACCTTCAATACTTTCCACTGCTCAAATCCAAGGAAAAGTTACACCAACAAGACATCATATGGAAAAAGATATGCCACGACTTACGATGGGAGTTTATCCCCACCATTTAATAGGATGTGTCTCATGTCCTTCTTGAAGGAGGGAGGGAGGTCCCCCCACAGGCGTTCGCTCGAAAGAAAGGCATCCACCTCCCCCTCGCGTATCAGGGGTTCGAGGAGTTGCCAGTTGGGTTCATCGTATCGAATCTTCGAAGATCCCTCGGCGAAAAGTCGCGCGTATCTGTACCACCCAGCTATGCTCAAGTACATGTGCACGGGGTGCTTCCCCTGCTCGAGACACTTCTTCAACGATGGGACGATGAACGTGTGAAACTTCGTGAACCCATCCATGCATATGCGCTCCAGTTCATCCCTGTTGGCCGGGGATGACAGGCGCTTCTCGACCGTCTTCACGTACGCGTGTACATCGAAGGGGAGCTCCGTGTCTATGGAGGGTACGATCTCATCCAGCTGGAGCCTCCTGAAATGCTCACGAAGCGTGGGATCGTTCATCACCTGGTCGAACGTCTGATAACCCGATAGCACACCCAGGTACGCCAGTGACGTGTGACCCCCGTTGAGTATGCGAATCTTCGTCTCCTCGTAGGGCTCTATGTCGTCGGTGATGATCGCACCCACCTTCGTCAGGTCGGGAAAGTCAGAGGCAAACTTGGACTCTATGACCCATTGGGTATAGTCCTCGCAGTGTACCGCCGTATCACCGTAACCTGGAAAGAGGCTCTCCACGCACGAACGAAGCAGGGGGGTACTGCGGGGTGTGATGCGATCCACCATACAAGATGGGAAGCTCACGTTTTCCCTGATCCATTCGGCCAGTTCGTATTGATTCGTCTGATAGAGGTAGGCTAAGAATTGTGTTTCGAGCACGATACCGTTTTGTCTGATGTTGTCACAACACAGTATAGTGATGGGTGTCTTTCTGTTTCTGAGACCACACGCCAGGTACTCGAAGAGTGGTGACCCCGGGGCATACCCACTCTCCGTCACAGTCACAGTTATCAGATGAACACTCGGTAACGTCAGTAGATGTTTCGCCACGGTTCTGTTTTTCGTCCAGTCTATGTAATCGAGATGAGACCTCACGAATCTATGAGAGGTGGGTGTCTTTACCACGTAATCATCAATCTCACGGAACCCTTCGTTTCTCAGATTCACAGCCACTATACCCCACCTGAGATCACCGGTCTTTTCCATGTAATCGTCTATGTACATCGCCTGATGTGCGCGATGAAAAGCGCCGTAGCCTACGTGTATTATTCCCGTCTGACATTCGGATTTGTCATACATTGAGTTAACGGAATATTATAATCTCGTGACATGGACCACATCTGGTTCGGTGTTCATGCACGGTGGAAAGTTAATCAGGTAGGCTTCCTCGAGATCCAAGAGTTTCAGATAGTTTTTCGCCTGAGACACCATGGCTTCGTTCATGGTCTTCACGGACTTGAGCTCCAGAACGGTCGTCTTGTTGATGATGATGTCCGCTCGAAGATTACCTATGGTGTGCCCCCTGAACACGATGGGCACGATGCGCTCAGATTCGTAGGAAACACCATTCTCACGGAGGATAACCTCCATGGCGTTGTGATACACGCGTTCACTGTACCCGGGCCCGAGAGCGGTGTACACTTCTTTGACGTATTCGTGAATCATATTACATGTGTCTACACACTATCTTTTAAGTGAAAGTATTTAAAGAAAAGGGGCGAATAATAAATATGACCCCTGTGGTGAAACGGTAATCACATGATTCTTATACATTCTATTGTATACTTGACTGGAGTAACATCCAATGAGTGAAGTCAAATTCCGGGTTCGATTCCCGGCGGGGGTATCTTATATATTTTTAATACATTAGTTGCTTTTTCTTTTGTGTCATATGATCCAAAATATCTATTTTTCCCGTTTATATATAACGAAACTACCCATTTGTTAATTTGCTTACGGTAATAAACTCCACCTTTACCGTTTGAAACTCTCTTTTTAACATAAGAATTTATATACATATCAGGGTTTTGTGTGTAATCAATCTGAAATTTCAATGCATCTTCTTTATTTTTAAAGTTTCCTAGAGAACCCTGTTTGTTATTTCTAAAAGTCCATGATGTAACTCGTCCATCTATTTTAGATTTATTTTCTACTATATAACCAAGTAATCCGTTATTTCTTCGTTTTGTAATATCCCTTTGAATTTTGGTCATAAGTTCAATAGTATTACTCGATCTACTTTCACCTCTCCCACCTCCTGATGAAAGATTATAACCATTTGGATACATTGTATTGAAATGATTAATATAATACTTTTCTTTTTCTGATAAAAGAGTATTTTCACCTTCCCAAATTATTTCTTTCTTAAAATTACAAATCCCATTAACGTTTATGGCATCTTTCAATGCTCTACAATAACTTTTACCGTGAGTATGATTATTTATTCTTTTTTGTAATGTCTGTACTGTTTGTCCTATATAGGATTTTCCCTGTGGGCAAGTCAATTTATATATTAAACCCATGCTTATTATATATTTATAAAAATATCATCTCAAAAATTCTGTGAACGTTATTAAAGAACCATCCATCAGACGTTCTCCCCATTTTGTTTCTGTTTCAGACAAGTCACTGGGACATAAACAAGATTCAACGTACACATCACACATGGGCATATCGTGGGTGTCAAAATAATCTAAGAGTTTTTTTAGTTTTTCATCAATCATAGAATCCACGACTTTGCAAAATGTTTCTTCACAAAACCACACACGGGTCGTTCGTATTTTATTTTTTTCACGGGCCAACAAGTTCCTTTTTATGAAGAGTTCAATCTCCCCGTCAGCCTTTTCAAATAGAGTGTTCGCGCGATCCCCCGTATTCATGTACACGTGTATACCGGGAGCCATCCTCTTGATGAAATTTTTCTGCTCCTGAGTAATAGACATTTATATACTCAGACATTTAACCATTGGTTAATGAGACGCACCGCGCTTTTTCCGATGCCTCTGATGTGCTTGACATCTTCGCCGTGCGACACTTCAAAGTGAAGCGTCTTGATGATGTCACCCACATTCTTGTAGGCGTGCTTCTTGTGAGGATTTTCCTCCTTGTCCGCCTTGGCATAGAAGCGTTCGGCTAATTCAGCGTTGACATCCTCGGCGGATGAGACAGACTCTTCATCGTCGAAGTACACGGCGTGGGTTGATGCGGCTTCCAGCTGTTCACGGAGTTCCATGTTCTCCTTCTCGAGCTTGAGGATGTATTCTTTGATGGAGTGAGCGTTCATCTTGTTCTGATATTCCATGGCGGATCTTCTTTACTTACGTTTTTCTTGTCCCGAGCACAATCAAAACCTAAGACACAATCATCAACAACAAAGACAATTAAAATGGGTTCATGTGTAAGCACTCCCGTCGATATCAAAGCGCTCTTTCCGGTCATCAACGATATCAACACTCTGCGAAGATACATTGAGTATTGCGAGGGAACGAATGAATTTGAAAAAATAAAACATGCGTTCAAGATGAAAAACATCATCGATGCCAACGATATGCTCACCACCGGTGTGGGTCCGTTCAACGTGTTTGCTTCCATAGCGAACGGTGACACCCCCAACAAGGTTGATCAGTCACTCTTGGGTGCACATGCATCCAAGTTTGTCTTGTGTCATAATCGGCCGATCAACGATGAGAAGTGGAACGACCCGACGTTCGACGGGGGTTCGATGGCTGGTCCAGACGAGAATGGTCCTGGACACGTCTTCATCACGACCAAAAATCTTCACGTAGACTATTTTAACATATTACCCATCGTACTTAAAAAGGACATTCAGTTTCTCAACGACCTTCTTCTCACAGCCCTGGAATACGCTAAAAACAGGGGATGGAAGAATCCAGGGTTTTACTTTCACTGTTGGCCCCTCAACAGTGTACAGAGTCTCCATCTTCACGTGATTAACAAGGATCGTCTGGGGCACATGTTTTACAAAAAACAATGCGCCAACCTGAGCATGTACGACGTGTTAAATTTGTTTTAGTATTATATGTATACGTTCTTTGTTGGATTTATTTTAGCATTTTGTTTATACAAGAGTAGTTGTCGACCTCATTGTCCATACACGTTTAATCAGATATCGTTTAACAAATATATTATTCATTTACATCATTGGCTACTCAGTTTACTCGCCATGCCATTCACGACAGTGCCTTTCCTGAGAGGTCTTCTATCAGGGGGTGTGGTACACGGTGTGCTCATGTACGACGATTGGTTAAGTGTCGTAAGGGTACGTTCGGATCCATAGATTACATATCCACTTCTCTCCGTTCGTCACGGGAGCACCCCCGTGTAACGCTTTAGGAGTCATGTGCCCCCAATCGTTCAGACAGTCGAAGAAAAGCATGTCACCTTTTCGCAGTCTGTATTCCTTTTTCAAATTCGGAAAAACGGTGGCACCCCCTTCGTAGTCATCCGTGAGGCCGATGATACACGTGTGCATCCGCCTGTTTTTATCATCCTTGAAACAATCCTGATGAGGTTTGTAAAAACCACCAGGGGTGTACCTGAGCACCTGAAGTTTTTCACAGTTTTCGATCGGTCGATCGGTCATGCCGATGCATCTTTCCATGACGCTTCTGACGAGTGGATCTTTTCTGTCCAACCACGCAGTCTCACTCTTGCGAATCCCGTCGTCGACCACCTTATCGTGAGACACCGTAGAAGGTGCGAGTCTCTTCGAAGCCTGTTCCATGATGTAATCACACTCTTCGTGCGTCAATAGATTCTTGACCACTCTGGGTTCATGGTACCTAGGGCGTAGTAGAATAGCCAACGCGAGTACGACTATAGCAATCAATAGTAACATGTAATATATCACAACATTATATTGTGTGGTACCCTCGCCGTGTATCTCTTTCTGATTCTCTCCATGACAAGATTCGTGTACCCCGTGAGACCCCTGACCTCCTCCATGAACACCGGTTCGTTACGGGGGTCCAACATGTACTGCCTCAGAATGTCACCCACCGTATCGATGTACATCCTGTATATATCCTGGATGTCGCGCATCTTTGCATTGTGCTTGTCGCGCCTCTGAATGTGCATCTTAAACTCTTCGTCGGTCATGTTGTTCATCATGTAGTGCACTCTCAGTTGGAGGTTATCTCCGTACGTGTACCCGTACTTGTACATGAGTTCCCTGTCCATCTCCAAGAGTTTGGTCGAGAGGTTGAGTATGTCCCTCGAAGCACCGACGTCCACCAACTCGAAATATGTCGGTCTCCCCCCACACGGTATGTCCCCGTGTTCTCTCGTGCGTCTCTTGAATTCAAAATAGTGTGGATTATGTATTCGCCCAGTCTCCACGTGACCCGTGCGCCAGTCGAACGCCGTGTGACACTGGGTACACCACATCTGTGCACACCCCTCTATTTTATGTATGGGTGTACTACACGAAGGACACGGTTTCGTATCACGCTTCAAGAGTTTTATCGTCTTTACCGTGTCAGGATCACACACGTGATCGGGATCGTCTGGCTCGTGACATTTTTCACAGAATGTCACACTGCACACACCGCACGTGTGATCGTCCATCAGGAAACCCCTGCACTCCCCCGACGGGCACTTGTGCGTCACGACAGCGGCGGTCGTCACGGGTACGTCGGTGTACACGAGTGCGCGTATATTTTCCAATACATCCGCTATGGTGGTCCGAAGACTTTCTACGAGGTACATTCTCACCGTGTCACTAATCTTACTAGAAACCTTGACACGATCCATCAATTTCATGAGCCAATCGTAGGATGTTCGCAGACTCTGCCACTCCAGTCTTCGCTGCACGTGGGGCTGGGTCTCGGGCATCCTCGCCTTCTCACGCTCGAGGAGTGTGTTTTCCCTGTGAAGCCTATAGTCCCTGTTTCGGAATACTTTGGTGCAAAAAGAGTCTATGAATTCACGGTTCCACTCGTGTTTACAATTCATGCAATGGGGGTCTTGGGTCATCGAGAGAAGATACGTTTGGGTGCACGTCTTACACGCGTCGTACTCACAGAATGGACAAGTCACCTTTAAGTGTTTCGTCTTATTAAAATCTTCTAAGCATATGCTACACATGGTACATTATACAATACTATCTTTAAATTGACATTTTATAAAAGTCTTCACCATGTCCAACGTGTCCTCGGTGTCTGCTATGGTACATACAGTCTGTACAAACAACAACACGTGTGATGCATCCACCAGGGAGTACGCGGGACCCCTGAACGCCTCGTATATACTCGCGAGTCTGTACACGTTGGCATCCGCCCACTCAATAAAGTTTGGACTCTTCAGTCCCTTCTCGATGAAGGAGCAGATCGTCGTCGAGGTCTTTGATGAGTTCATCTTTGGTTCGCGTATCGAAATATAATTTTTTTGACTTGGGTGTAAATCGTGCAAAATCCATCTTGTCCATCATGTAATACATCTGGTACGCATCCACTATGCTCGGCATCTTGTACTCCTCGGGCATGCACTCGGGCACCGGGGTCAGGCCCTCGGGTATGTCCTCAGTGGCGTAGTACGCCTTGGTACTGACACGGAGTTCGAAGCGACTCGGCAGGTTGGCCCGCAACCATCGCGCGTGTTCCTCGCACGAGTGAATTTTGGCGTACCGCGCGGTGTACTCTTCGGCGAGGGCGATCGCGAGGTCCGCGGCGAAGATGTAGTTCTCACGGGAAGACGCCACCCACATGGTCATGGGATGACCCCTATGTGCCGGTCTGTACCCCCTGACTTTTCCACTCTTGTTGAAGGGTGCCCGAGAGGTCACCACGTGGTGCTCGTCTGCAAAGAACCACGCGGTATAAAGCATCTGACATATTTCGAGAATGATCTTGACGACATGTTGATCACAGTACATGTCGGCAATCTCACTTGGTGTCACGGCGAGAAAGAAGATGTTCATTTTTTCGTTGGGTACCTCATGCTTTTTGTTTACTTAGGTATGTTTTCTTCACCCAATCTCTATTCGATTTGAATATTTGTGATAAACTGGGATCACGGTTCCTGAACAAAATCATGAGCACGTTGAGTCTCCTGAAGAGACCCAGGGGTGGCTCCCCCGCCGCCACCACCTTGGCGAGTGCCCTGTGACGCACCGCCTTGGACTTGCTCCTCACGTCGACGTATCCCTGCTTCGAGAGATATCCACCCGGACCGAGAGGAATCTTTACCCCTCACTTCTTGGGGCTGGGCTGGGTCAGACGCCTGAGGAACGCGGCGATGTTAGCCTGGCGCTTGGTCTTGTAGGTGGTGCCACCCGGGGAGATCACCTTGAAGGTCTTCTTTCTATTTTCGGTGTTCATGTTACGAAGAATCTTACCCTCCCTGGGGCCCATGGGCGCACCGCGCTTGGAGGGGCGGATGGCCAGGGGCACGTTGTCGGCCATGTTGACGGTCAGCTTCTTGGGACCCTTGGGCATCTTCTTGAAGTGGGCCTTGATCCCGTACATCTTCTTGTCACCCTCCTTGACGAAGAAGGCACCACGGTCGGACTGGAAAATCACGCGTCGCTTGGAGTTCATGAGCTTGGTGGCAGTAGGCATTTATTATTTACCGAGATTATTTTTTTGATGGCTCTGCAGCCCTACCACCCTTTCTTGTTTGATTTGCTTGTTTTTTTAAGTATTTTTTCTCGTGTGCTTTAAGATTGTTAGCTCTCTGACCCCCCGCATCAGCACGCCCAACTGTCTTTGTCTGACCCCCCACATCAGCACCCCCAACTGTAACAGGTTTTAATTTTTCCATGTCTTGATTAAATTGATTACGAGGAACTTTCCACAATAATTTTTGACGATTGGATCCAAGGGGTGTATAATGGTATATTTTATATTTCTCATTTTTACCGTTTACCAATTCTGACCATTTGTCACTGGTACCTTCGAATGTAAATCCTACCGTTCGTCTCGCACCACTATTTATAATTTTTTTACCAAATTCTTTAACTTTTTGTTTCAAATTATATTCGGGTGCTTTTTTGGTCTTTCCCTGACCATATCCAGATGACTCTGGTCGTTTAAGTTTATTAATTTTTTTATTTATTTCTTCAAGATTTTCCATTTTTGTTGCTTTTTTAATACGTGATTCAATAGGGTCTTTTTGGAAATTTTCGACGTTTTTTGAAGAAAGTTTTGTTAACAATTCCCGTCTCATTGTTTCCAATACTGTTTTGGGCGCATCCTTTTCCTTTTCCTTGATTAACTTGGCTTGGGCTTTCTTCGCAGCTTTAATATTTTTCGTTATGTTTCTGAAGGAAACGTCCTGTAAATATTTCACTTCACCCCCGATGGGAACGTATGTCCCTCCAGCTTTTGAAATATTGTTCGCTAATAGATTAGGTTCACTTAATTTCAAAATATTAGATACACTAGCTTTTTTTATACGTTTTGATTTATTAGATAAGGTTTTGAATTTTCTTTCTACTATATCTTTGATAATTTCGCTAAGGTCTGTATTGGTTATTTTCTTCGTTTTTCCATCAATCGTATATGTCATACCTTTCAATTGGCTTTTCAGATTTTCGACAGTCGTTTTATCGAAACTTGGAATTTTCTGATTTTTATATTTTAATGCTTTTGCAATGTTCGGGTTTAGTTCAAATAATCGTTGTTTTTCTGTGAAATTATTTATAAGTTGTTTTAATTTCTCTTTAGTATTTTTAATATCATTTTGTATATTAGACAATGATGTATCAACTATTTTTTTAGTAACATTACCTACTTTATACGTCAGATTTGTTAACTGATTTTTCAGACTGGGTATCGTAGTTTTTCCTGATTTACTAATCGGAACAGGATTATATTGTAATTCACTGGCCGTGAACTCGTCAACTTCAAACAACCTTTTTTTTCTAATAATTTCTTGTATAAATGCATTTACCTCAGGATCATTTCCCATGCGTTTCGACATTCTATTAATAGCAAACTCCGAACTGAGTAAGTCCTGTGGAAGTTTCGTCCTCTCCATAGCGTTGATATCCGTCTTAGTCTGACCTAAAGATTCCATGTTTTCATCGGTTATCACTTTTCGTTTTAAGATATTACTCAATAGTTTGTTAGCTCTGTTTTTTCGCGATTGGTGCATTATGTTGCTGGGAATTTGTTCTAATCTCGATTTTAAGTTCCTAATATTTTGTCTTTTCTGTCTCTGACGAGCCGCTCCATCCCTGACAGTAGCCTGTATCTTTATGGCAGCTTGGGTCTCTTTCTGCTTTTTTTCGCGTTCAATATTCTCTTTCCTTTTTTTTTCGATAGCTTTCGATATGATATTATTGACTTTCGTTATGTCATTGGATGTTTTTGCATTCGTGATCATATTTTCAAATGTATTCTTACTAATATTGTTTATATTACTCTTTCGCAATTTTATTCGCAAATTTTTCAGTTTAACCCGAATTGCTTCAGTCTCTTTCTGCTTTTCCAATGTAGCCAAGAGACTGTTTCGTTGATTAGTAAGATTTTTTATACTTTTATTTTTGTATACGTTTTTATTTATTCGATTTCTAGATCCCATGTTTGTGATGATAGCTTGAATTTCTTCTAGAAGTTTTTTCTTCTCTGCCGCCTCCTCCTTGTCGATGACAGCTTGGGTGGATTTTCTGACGAGTTTACTCACGATTTTTTGTCTACTAATTTCTTCAGCCGCAGATTTTCGTGCCTTTTCACCACGTGAAGTGACCAACTGATTCTTGAGATTCTTGAGATTCTGAACAGACTTTTTGTTCAAGTTTTCTGTGTTGACCCCGAATTTGGCAATCTTTTTTATGAGTTCTTCTTTAATAAGTCCATTGGCTATCTTTTCATTTTTCGCTTTTTGAACAACACGCTTCATTAGACCAGTGAGTCTTTTTTTCGTCGCGTTTTTCTTTTTAAATACGTTTTCACCCTGATTGACTATTTTCTTTATAGCATTAATTTGACTTGTAAATCCAGTTGGTCTCTTTTTAGGGTCATTATGCTCCTTAACTATACTACCAGCGTTTTCCATGATTTGTTTTAAATTTTCCAATTTCTCCCCTGCACCGGCTTTATCGGTAGTATTCATGTTTTTCAAAATCTGTTCAGCGTTAGTTCTGTATTGGTTTATAAGTTTAGAGTTTTGGGCTATCTTATTTTGTTTCTTTTCTATTTTAGTCTTTAGGTCATTTAGCTCACCCCCCTTCTCCTTAACCTTCATGGATCTGAACTTTTCAAACATGGACTTTCTTTCTTCTGCATCGAAGAGTGGAGTCTTTGTTCCATACGCCATGGTCTTCAATAACCTTTCATATTCATCGGTATTCTTCCTGATACCTTTGATGAATTTTTGTTTGGCCTCTATATCACTTTTGACTTCCTGTATAAGCTCAGATCTATTTTCTTTTGCTTTATTAAACCTAGCTTTGAAACCTTTTTTTTGTTTTAGACTGAACACTGGTTCTCTAGACACAAAATTAACGGTTTCAAGAGCTTCCAAAAATTCTTTCTTTTGCTTCTTGATAGCCTCGAATGCCGCCTTGGCATTTTTTGTACTCGGGATGGTAAGTATAGTATTTTTGATTTGTCTTGATAAATCAGACCCCTCTACAATTGTTGTAAATTTGGTTCGTTCTTTCTTTTGCTTCTTGATAGCCTCGAATTTCGCCTTGGCTTCTTTTGTACTCTGGATGGCACGTATAGTAATTTTGTTTTGATTTGATAAATCAGACCCATTTACAATTTCTAAAAATTTGTTTCGTTCCTTCTTAAGTGCCTCATTCATGGCCTCCTGAATAGTTTTTTCATTCTCAGGGTTTTGACGTCTATACTCCTCTTCGAGTATTAGTTTCATTTGACCTAATTCTGGGGTCGGTTCACGACGTTTCCTCACAATCTGTTTAAATCTCTGTGATATATCTCTCAAATTATACCCCTGTTCAAGTCCAAAAGCTTTCATGGATTTTTCTAATTTCACTTGATTACTGTTTCCAGTCTTAATTTCTGTGTTGTTAGCTGCTTCAGCATTTTTAGGAGCCTGATTATTGGCAGCCTCTTCAGTATTATTCAAGTTGTTGTTGCGTCCCTGCTCTTTTTGGGCTTTTTTACTGTTAGCGTTTGTAGGTTTGGATCCCCGCCTAAACAAACGATTTGTCCATTTCTTAACAGGGGGCTGGGTGTTTGGTTTGGATCCCCGCCTAAACAAACGATTTGTCCATTTCTTAACAGGGGGTTGACTGCCGTTAGCTTTTTTAGAATTATTATTGTTAGTTCCCTGTGCTTCTTTGTTTGCTTCTTCTTGTCTCCTCTTGATTTCATTTTTATTGACTTCTGGTCCTTTTAAAAGTTCATGAGCAGCTTGCAACTTATTCCATTTTTCGCGGTCACCTCCGGGGCGTTCGGGATGATATATTTTCGATTTTTTCAAGTAAGCAGTCCTTAAGTCTTTTTCAGTGTATCCAAGCTTTAAACCTAAAAATTCCATGGCTTCTTGTAATTTCACTGAAGGTTTGGGTCCATTGTTAGCGTTTGTAGGTTTGGGTCCATTGTTAGCGTTTGTAGGTTTGGGTCCCCACCTAAACCAACTTCCTGACCGTTTCTTAACAGGGGGCTGGTTGTTTGGTTTCTGGGGCTGGTTGTTTGGTTTCTGGGGCTGGGGCTGTCTGTTTGGTTTCTGGGGCTGGGGCTGTCTGTTTGGTTTCTGGGGCTGGGGCTGGTTGTTTGGTTTTGGTGTCTGGTTGTTTGGTTTCTGGGGCTGGGGCTGGGTGTTTGGTTTCGGGGGCTGGGTGTTTGGTTTCGGGGGTTT